TCACTGTACGGGCTTGTGTGTAGCCTAAGCAGTAGATGGAGTAGTCACCACCATCGACTACGTATATGCTCTTTTCGTCGATTGCCATACTTAAGTTGCTCCTTATGTTTACTAATGTAGTTAACTATTATGGTTAACTACTATGGTTAATTACAATAGTTTACTTCTAAAGTTACTACTTAAGACTACTTTAGAAGAGGGTATCATAATCATCGTCATTTGTCAATAACCCATATAGGTTATCTACTTCTTCTTCTATCTCTACTCCCCCGTAATTAACAGTAGGAGTAAGGCAGTAGCGGCAAAGATCAATAAAGTTACCATGTGTATCCTTCTTAGTTAGTTCAAAATCTTCTAAAATCCTATTACAGGCCCTACATCTCACAAGTTTTCCCTCCAGTTGGGGCCGTAGATCTCTAGGAAGTTTTCTTCGATCTCTTGAAAGCCCATTGTTTTTATTCTTTGCTTTACCTTCAGTCTAAACATTTCTACTTCGTACTCCTCAATCATAGAGGTCATATAAAGGAACTCATCAAGTTCCTCTGCAGTAAACATCTCTTGAGGATCTGGTGGTAACATCTGTTCAACCATAGTAATCATCCTTAAGTTTATTAATCACTGTGTCAATAACTATCTGTTCAGCCTTTTTCCATTCCTCTAAGTCATCAACCTCAGATTCCTCATATAAACCTTTACCTTCCATGTAGTCCTGATAATCATCGTGCCAAACTTCCCAAGTTTCCTTAGTCATTAGTCAATCTCCTCTTCTAAATTGTCATAACAATAAACACACATCCAGTCATCATAGGTTTCTATAAAGTATACTTCTTTTTCGTTTCTAACATGGTCATCACATGAACAGCATACAAAAACAGTAGACATATTTAGTCCTCCTTAGCACCTATAAACCTTTGAAGAGTACCATGAATCCTTATCTTTTTCAATGCGGACCGTTCGATACCCCTTACCTCTTCCCTTGTTAAACCTAGGACAGCTGCAATCTGGTCATAGGTCATGTGGTAGTCACCGTATAAATGTCTTTTCTTTTTCATTAGTCCAGTACTCCGGCCATACGTGCAAACTCAATACGGTCATTAAAGTCCTCTAATGCCATATCGTGTTCATTATGAATAAGTAAATCACTGCTTATATTGTCATTGTTACGCCATACAAGGTAAGCGTTATTGATAGAGGAAAAACCACAGTAAACCGTGGCTTCCCCATCATTCATTGTACGTGAAGTGTAATAGTCAACAATAGATTTCATTAGTAGTCCTCATCACCAAAATTCTCATTTAAGGTATTCCAAATACCCTCTGCGTAGTCATTAGCAGAATAATCACTGATAACTACCATAGGATCATAGTCCGACCCGTTGTTGTATATCAATAAAAACCAAGCTAATTGATTATTGTTTGAATCCTTTATAAAAAACTCATCATCGTCACCTAATGCCATGTTACTTAGGATTTCTTGAGGATCACTAGAGTTCTTAACCTCGTAATCATACTCACCAGCAATAGAAACACTGACAGAATTGCCAGTGTCTACTAGTGCAAGGTTAACCAGTGCTTGTAACACTGGCCGTTCGTTTACAGGTGCGCCTTGTGGTTCGTTTTTCATTGTACTAATTCCTCTATAAGTGACTGTGGTACTGCATCAATGTTTACGGCGTTATTTGCTTTTAACCATTGGTTAATGTGCTTAGTAGTGGTAATTGAGTATTTTTGTTTAGTACGCAAGAAACGACCACTGGGCAATCTAGCGGCCACTGGTGTCTTATAGCTAAACAGGATGTCCATAGGACCACTAGACAGATCAAAGGTGACTTGTGTTTTATTACTACCGATTGGTGTTAGTCTCATTTTCTTTTTCCTCTGGTTTTTTACTTTCGTTAACATTGGTTAAAACAGTGTTTAATTCTTTTAGCACATCATTAGCATTATTTAAAGAATCTAAACGCTTAGACGCCTCTAATATTTCTTTAATGTTCATTTCTTATCCTCCAGTTGATACAGCAAAGGCCCCAGTATTACCTAGGGCCTTCCCTTTATTAACTGTGGGTATAACCATCTGGCTCAATGGCTAGGTACATATTCCCCCATTTAACGACTATGGCCGGATCTAGGAACATGGGCATAGCGGAGCGCCTAAACTGTAAATAGGTCATCCCCTGATCTGACTGCTTCCATTTCCGCAGTAAAGCCACCTGTTGGTTTTTGGTAATCCCTGTCGCTGTTTCCCTCATTAGTAATTTCTCCCCCATTCCTCATGAATAACGAAATCATCATTATCATCACCTGAATACTTAGGCATGACGTTAACAAACTGCAGGAATGAACACCCACAGCAATCGTGTGCACACCCACATCGGAAATAATGATGGTCTCTCGCCCATTCCTTAAGCCAGTCCTTAATGGTCTCAAAGGACGCGTTACATCCGAACAATTCATAGTAAAAGCCGAAGGACGCCATGTCGTCCTCATAGTCAGCCCGTGAAACGACCTTGCACCCAAATTCGGATGCAAGTTCGTTAGATAATTTGGATTCCCTCATTAGTCCTCCGAAAGGCCCCGAAGGGCCTCAGTCACTGTTGATAGGTTAAATTCACCCCCGTCCGGCGTGGTCTTACCTTCCAGCTGGTAGAACCACATTAATGCACCAGCGGCCTCGCTTAAGCTTGGGTGATTCTTGATCGCCTCCATGCACTGTTTGTAAAGCCACTCATCATTGGACAGCCATAGGGACACGTTCCAGTGGTCCCATGACTGGTGGCCGTTGTAGCCCTTGGTCGTAATTTTGATTACCTTCCCCATGGTTAAATCCTCGCAGTTAGTGGCATGTCAGTGTCCCAGAACACTAGGCGATCACCCTTCGCAAATATTTGTTTGCTGATATCGTCCCAGCTGTCGAGGTCGTAGGTCCGATAGGCCCTATCGTAGGGCCCTCGTAGATAAGTAGTGCTGGTGGGTTTACCACTTCGCACTAGGTGAACAGTGGCCCCGAAGGGCACGTCACGAACTGTCGTTAGCTTAAGCATGGTTCACCCCCATTCCCGCATAGCGCGGTCCGTGTGGTCCGACATTGCAGTTTCGTACGCCATGTCATAGTGGCCATGATGAAGCCCGTCGTTACAACCAGCGTAATAGTGGGTGCTGTATGCCCGTTCTTCAGGCCTATGTAGTCGCTTAAGTGTGATGACTGCCGCGTCACGGGTGACTGATATGTCAGCCCTAATGATCTCGCATTCAAACGGGAAGGCCTTCGCTCTGGCTTCAAGTCTCTCTACTAGTCTTAGTGTATTCATTTCGTTCTATCCTTATTCCAAAATGTTATATAGTGGCCGCCACTGGCGACACCCCTTAAATACTAAATATTGGTGTTGTAGTCAAACGGTTTATTAAGGCCCCTGTGGCTACTACACTGGCCCACACATTTCAACCCCTGAAATACAAAAACTCGAATAAAGTTTCCCCTATGGTTTTACATGGGTCCGCTTTAGTGGCCCTTAGACGGCGATTCTGGAGCTACTAGGGCTATGTGGACAAACCTGTGGATAACTCTGGTTGTTCCTGTGGATAACCTGTGGATAACTTTAGTTCAGCAGCTCAAGTTTTATCCACAGGATACCCACAGGATATCCCCAACCTGTGGACAACCTGTGGATAACTCCAGGGGTTGTGGATAACCTGTGGATAACTTGGGCCGGGGGAGGGGCCAGGCGCATCAGGACTATAGCTGTAGCTACCTAGGCACAAAATAGGGCAAAATTAGAATAATTAAGTATAATTAATAGTTATATAACCTTATGATTACACTACTAAAAGTACTATTGTTGTATTTATAGTTAAAATAGCTTGACTTTTGTGTAAACTTATGTTATACTATAGTCATAATAAGGGATAATTTTAATCATGACTCAAGAAGTTAAAAAAAGAGGCCGTGGTAGACCCCGGAAGTCAGAAGTTGCTGCTGTAAAACCCGGAAACAAGGGTGTAGTAGGCCGACCCAAGGGTGACGCAGCGATAATCAATGAGTACAAGGCACGTATGTTGGCTTCTCCAAAGTCACGTAAGGTGCTAGAGACTATTTTTGATGCTGCTTTGGACCATGACCATAAGAATCAGGCTGCTGCTTGGAAACTTGTGATGGACCGTATATTACCTGTAGGCGCTTTTGAAAAAGAAGTAGTAAAAGACGGTGGTAGAAACGCTATACAAATTAATATTAGTGGCGTAGGCACTGCTGAAGTGTCAACACCTGACATAATCGAAGGAGAAATAATAAATGACTCTTAAACACTTCACTAGAGAAGAATTCGATTGTCAGGAATCAGGCACCAACAACATGGAACAAGAGTTCCTAGAGAAGTTAGACGAGTTAAGGGCATACTGTGGATTTCCTTTCTTCATTACTAGCGGATACAGACACCCGACACTGCATTCAATAGAGCGTAAGAAAGAGGTTCCCGGAACACATGCCCAAGGGATCGCAGCTGACATAAAAATAACAAATGCTGCGGATCGCCTTAAGCTTGTCAACAGTGCTCTTAAACTAGGGTTTACTGGTGTAGGTGTCGCTTCTGATTTTATTCATGTTGACACGCGTGGCACTACTCCTGTTATGTGGGTTTACTAATATGAAGTTTTCACACGGTGACGCACTAACAGCAGGTTCTGCTAATCATATCTTAGCGGTTCCTTCCGGATATGACGCAATTGTAACTTACTTGTTTATATCCAATACCGGAGCTAACAAGAGCATTAGTGCTAAGTGGGTCCATGGTGGTGTAGACATAGACTTTATAGCAGGTAAGAACGTAAACGCTGACGAGTTCCTAGAATTTGGTGGGCAGCATGGTGAATTCTTAGTGGCAAAAGAAGGGGATACCATTACCTTAACGCCAGAAGCAGGATCTACGTTTGTTAGTATTATTTCGTTTGATTTAATACCAACGACACCAAGGTTAAACTTTTGACAGACCTTAATATAGAACTACTGCCTTGGCAACAAGATGTATGGGCAGACGATACACGATTTAAAATAGTTGCAGCAGGACGACGTACTGGTAAGTCCAGACTAGCTGCGTGGATGTTAATAGTTAACGCACTTCAGGCAGACAGAGGCCATGTATTTTACGTCGCACCTACTCAGGGACAAGCCAGAGACATCATGTGGCAAACCCTTTTGGAACTGGGAAATCCTGTTATTAGTGGTAGTCACATTAATAATCTGCAAATCAAGTTGGTCAATGGAGCAACCATTAGCCTCAAAGGTGCCGACAGACCTGAAACAATGCGAGGTGTGTCACTTAAGTTCTTAGTGCTGGACGAGTACGCAGACATGAAGCCTGACGTATTTGAACAGATCCTGAGACCTGCATTAGCTGACCAAAAAGGCTGTGCGATGTTCATTGGGACACCAATGGGGCGCAACCACTTTTATGAACTGTACAAATATGCGGAGCTAGATGATGACCCTACGTACAAGGCTTGGCACTTTACTTCTTACGATAACCCTATCTTGGACCCGGATGAAATCGATATTGCTAAACGCTCTATGTCTTCTTACGCGTTTCGCCAAGAGTTTATGGCGTCGTTTGAAGCCCGTGGGTCAGAAATGTTTAAGGAAGACTGGGTCAGTTTTGGAGAAGATCCTGATGACGGTGACTACTATATTGCAATCGACTTGGCAGGATTTGAAGAAGTAGGTAAGAAACGTACAAAGAATACCAAGCTTGACGAGACTGCTATATCTGTAGTTAAAGTAGGGGACAACGGGGATTGGTTTATAGAAAACATTATATACGGGCGTTGGACATTAGATGAAACAGCTATCAAGATCTTCCAAGCTGTGCGTGATTACAGCCCTATTTCTGTTGGCATCGAAAGGGGAATTGCAAAACAGGCAG